ACGCTGTAAATCGGTGCTGGAATACCTGATGCTTCATCCATAATTAGACAAACTCCGTAACTTGAGTGAATTCCAGCAAACGCATCTGGGTTTTCTTCGCTCCAAAGCTGCGCTTGTGCGTAGTAATAGCCAGTATCTATCTTTAAATCACGAATTAAGGCTTCTTCAAACCATTGTGCTGGTCTGATAGTCGTAGCGGTTTTGTTAAACCAATGGGAATTTATGGCTAAAGTTAGCCATTTTCCTAATTCCGCCCATGTTCTTGAGCGTAATTGCTGTTCGGTGTTTGCGGTAACGATTATGGTTGATCCTAAGCGTGTCGAAAGCATCCAAAGTATTAACCAAGACACCAAAGCGGATTTTCCAATACCACGACCACTAGCTACAGCCAGGCGGAACATTTCTGGTAGATCTACGCTTTGATTTCTTTGTATGTGTATTCCAATATCTCGCAAAATTTTTTCTTGCCACTTACGAGGGCCAGTAAAGTTTTCGAGGGGGGTGCCTTCCTTTCCCCACTCAAAGACGAATTTCACAAAGTTTAGTGGATCATCTTTGATATTCATTGACCAAAGTTCGGTCATTAGTTCTTTTTCTGCTTCTACACCGTATTTCATAAAATTAAAAAAAATTAGTTCATTAGTTATATATATAACGCTACCACGCCACGAACAAAAGGGGGGTTATTGCGATTTTGTCGAGCGATAAAGTGCGGAGAAAAAGATAACACCTTATCGCTCTATGATTCTGTCTTTGTTTTGGAAGGAGAGAGAGAGCCAGAACCATTATTATCATCTGTGCCTTTGTTATCTAAGAAGATGCCCTTGCCTTTGTTTATTGACTCATCAAGGCGTTTTATTGTTTGAGTTGCATTTGGGATTCGTTCTTTTGCGGAATTAATAACGTGACTTAAATTTATCGTGTGATTGGTTTCTAAAATGTTTCTGTCTTTCCAGTTATCTGGATCACGATTTTTTAAAAAGAATATGGCGGAAGTTTCTTTTCCTTCCATTGCATTATTAAATAATTGTGAACTCACTTGAGCAATAGCGGATGCACGCCCTCTTTCTAGTGCTTGCTTTATGCTTTTAATATGTTTCTTTCTTGTAAGCGTTGAGGGATTAATCCCTAAACTAGCGCATATTTGACGTTCATTTAAACCCATTCCAGCTAAGCGCTCTATTTCGTTATGGTCTAAAACAATAGGTTTTCTTCCCGCTTTTTTCTTCTCTTGCATGGTTTATTTTAACTTTTTTAAGCAATTTATTCATTATTAATCATTACTAAAAAAAGTGATATTAGTGTATTGACATGACGAAAAAGGTATATATAATAACTTCATCATTAACAAACAAAGGAGAATTATTAATGAAATTACATCATACAAAATATAAAGAGAACTATAAAAACTATATTCTTGAATGTATAGATTCAGAAGATGAACTTATCGGTAAAACCTTATCAAGAAAAGAAAAGATTAAATATTTATTTGATAGATTCTATAGTGAATATGGTTGGCTAGTAGAAAGAAAAGGAAAATTTGAAGCTATGCAAGATTGGTTAAGTGGTTTGGCAATTAATATTCCTTGCTACTATTCGGACATAATACAACTGGCTAAAGATATGGGTTCAGTTGATAACGACTTGACAGAGAAGCAAGAGGACAAGATTTGCGAAACTTATTTTGGCTTCATGGCTCGAATGGTTTTATTACTAGAACAAGAGGAGAAATAACCATGAGCTTAGAAAACTTAAACACCATAGAAGCAAAATATGATACGACCGTTATCTGGGATATAAAAGATATTGCCAAAAGAAAAGAATTCAAGATTGAAGATATTAAAAAAGTATCTGTTGGAAAATGGGCAAGACTTTTTATTGAGTTAAAAAATGGCAAAACCATTATAGAGGATGCTGATACAGACAATATTACAGATTTTAAATGGTCGTTACATGATTCTTTTTATGATGCTGATTTTAATGTATTAGATGAACAAGAACATTGTTAAACCAAAAGGAGACATAAACATGAACTTAGAAGATTTAGAATATGTAGAAACCAAAGTAGAGGGAGAACTTGAAATTTGGTACTGCCCTATAACTGACACCCTTTACGAAGTGCCTATTACTTTAGAAAGACATTTTAAACACGCAGTAAAGAAGGAGATAAATAAACAATGAACTTAGATAATCTTACCGAAGAACAAATAAATGACCGACTATCTAGTTTGTATTGTGCTAACTATGATGATCGAAATTTATTAACCAAAGAAATCCATTTAATGACACAAAAAGAAGAGGAAAAAATCATTAATAGGATTTTATTAAGGAATCAAGAAATGGCTAACTTGAAAGCATTACTTGAGAATTTTAAACCAAAAGCAAAGGAAAGCAGTCTGGACAGAGAAATCAGACTCAACCCAAACTTTAACCAAAAGGAGAAATAAAATGAAAAGTTGGACAAGCGTAATAACCTACTCTGTATTTGATATGGGTTCTGAATTTGAAACCAAAGAAGAGTATATAGAATGGGTTAAACAATCATTCTGGGAAGAACATGGTATTGAATTACAAGATAATGAAATATCTAACATAGAATTTGAAAAAATAGAGGAGAAATAAAATGGATGAATTAATAAAAGCAGTAAAGGAAGCAAGTATATCTGTTGCTTGTTTACTTGATGATATTGCAGTTAATAATAGTGAAGAATTAAATTTAACTGAACTGCAAAAAGACATTGAGCATTTACAAGACCAAATAACCATAATAGAAAATGAATTAGATCCTTTTGTAGTTGCCGAACTAGAAGGAATGATTAAAGAGAATAACCAAGAGGAGAAATAATGAGTAAAAAAACTAAAAAAATGTTTGAAGAAAAACTAAAAGATAAATTAAAAAAAGAAGGCATCAACGAAGATTGGATGAAAAAACATTTAGTCATTCTTTCTGATGATGAGGAGTAACCATGAATAAACAAGAAATGATTAATGAAATACAATCGCTTTGTAAAGCTAATAAAGACAATCCTTATTGTTCTGTTTATTGGTTAGCAAATATGATTAAAGAAATAGTTGATAGTTCAGACTTAACAGAAAGTAACCATGAATAAAACCAAACAATTAGCCGACTTAAAAACCGCTAGATTAAAAGCTAAGACTTTGCATAACAAAAAACAATTTATGTTAAAAATCTTAGAGTTAGGTAAAATAGAACAATAAAAGATTAGAAGCAACGGCATACCCCCTAGATAATTCTCCCTTTGTCGTTGCTTCGCTTACAAGATGCAAAGATCGAAAACTCAAACCCCACGACCAATCCCAGTAGTCAAAAAGACTTCACAAGCCAAAAGAAAGAATATTAAATCTTCCACGCTCAACAAGCACAAGCGCAAAAACAGAAAGAAGCACCTCAAACTAAGTGGTCGCTAAGTAACTTCCCCAAACCCACTAACAAAATATGCTTTCGCTTACGCGAATGTTGCGGTAAGCGTTTCATCCCCTTACGCTCTCGCCCTTCCTCAACAATCCAAATAATATCTTTATCCACCAACGCATAAACGCTTTTGCTCACGCTCACGCGCGATAACCCTAACATCTTCCCCACGTACGCATACGCATCACGCATACTCATACTCTCATAACGCATACGCTCACAAATCGCCCAAAGCACGAGCTTACTCGAACTATTTAAATCTTTCCTCGCTACGTTCTCACGATAAAAATACCACACGACACGCTTAAACTTGCTTACATCTCGATACTTCATCGCTAACGTAAAACTAATTTCCGCACTTGCGCTATCGCTACTCTCCGCACTCGAATTTATCCACCAAAAATCTTTATTCATTCTTACTCTCAAAAAGAGGGAATCGCCTTAGCGATTCCTCTCTTAAACATGTAAACATGTATGGATATGGGATAACACGTATTATCCTTCGCGGATAACATGGGTTTCTTAGGTCGATAACCCATATTATCCGCCAAGTATGTTAAAAATATTAATTAAGTAACTAAGTTTGTGGTTTATTCGCACGTTTTTTCTCCTTCTTTTTACCAAAGATTCGGTCGAATTCTTTGTCAAATTTCTTTTTATTTACAGGTCTGGGCCAGTCGCCTTTACTCATCTTCTTTCTCCTAATCATGACAGAAACAATCCATATCATCATCTGAAAATAAATCATCTTGTATATTTATAGTTTTAATTAAATTTCTGTAATTTGGTCTATCTTGTCTAAAGACAGTATTAAATCTTTCTTCTGTTCTAGCCCACCACTCGGCTTTTTCTGGTTTTTCTTGTATTAATGAATGAACTTTTTTTGCACTTTTAAGAAAACATAAATCGCAATTTCCATGTGGAGTTTCGTTATTTATAATCGGCAAATTCAAATCAAAACTTTGAGATCTCCAAAAATTATTCACATCATATTTAGTAACTTTTGCATCATACATTGGCATTGATCTAAACCTGTTTCTTGTAGCTTCTTGTCTTTGTCTAGCAACTCTTCTTGGCTCGTCATACCTAAGACCTAAAACAGTATCATATTGTTTATGTCCTTTTTCCAAAATAAAATGTCGCATCAATTCTATTTTTAGAAATTTAGTACAGCTTCTAGCGACTGGATTAGGTAATGGATTGCCTTTTAAACCTTTGTCTAATCTTTTTTGATAAGCGGTATCTAAAAAATCATCAAATGGCTCACCATTTCTACTTGCAGTTTTATAATCAACTTGCTTGTAATAATGTTTGCCTTGTTTATTAGCATATTCAAGCCAAACTATATCAATATTCCAATTTTCTTGACAATCTTTGACAAAGTCTAAAGTTTCATCACATTCTTTACCTGTGTTTGAAAAAGTTACATAAACATCTTTTGGCAAAGTACCTTCATGCGCATCAATAATATGCTTCAACATATAGCCAGAAGTACGACCACCACTAAAACTAATTAAGGCAGGCCCTTGTATTTTGTATGGATTATTTATCTTCTTTCTCCTTTTCTTTTTTAAACGCTTTCCACAACGCTTTGTTATATTCTTTCTCCGCCTTGCGGTTTTTTTTCTTTCTTCTTCTGACAAAGCTCATAACTTAACCGCCAGGATTGTCAAAATAGAAATTAAGAGTATGTTGCTGATTAGCAGTAATAAACCTAATAAAGTGTGATACCAAATCCAACGAGTAGCATAAGCATTTTTTATGGATAAATCGTTTGGATCGTATTCTTCTTTTTTCATCTCAATCCCAGTTTATATTACTTTTTATATCTTCAATCGGCTCAAGTACGACATCTTTTCTAAACAAAGTCTTTACCGAATAATCTATTTCACTATTTGATTTGACCATACTTGCTCTCACAACTCTGGTTCTGTCAAATTCTACGCCATTTTGTAAGCATAAACGTTCTGCTTCTTCTTCCGAACTCAAATACAACGCTAGTGCGAATCTATGTGCATCAACAAGTGAACTTGCGCCACGAATACTTGCTCTTGCTGTCATGTTATCTTCAGTAGATACCAAACCAGCTTTGCTCATGTGATGAATACTTAAAACTGTTGCGCCAAGTCTTGCGGAAATACTGGCACAAAAACTCGCATACATCTGACCAGCTTCATTGGAACTACTGATACTGGCACTTACGAAACTTTGTACTGGATCGATCACAACCAACTTTAAATTATCTATGCTTTCTAGGGCAGTAATCAATTCATCTCCTTGTGTAGTAACGTGCAAACCTTGTGAACTGTTATCGCCTAAAACAATCAATCTTTCTTTCATACTAGGTATTGGCAAAGCATAGACTTCGTTTAATCCTTCAAACCTTTTGCCTTGTTTATCCAATGAATCGACTCTGCGATGTAACTCTTGAGCGTCATCTTCGCTACTGAGATAAACTGCACTACCAGAACTTACAATCGGATTGCCTAACCAAGAACCAGAACCATGAGCAACTTTTAAGCACAAGTCCAATGCCAACATGGATTTACCTATACCACCAATACTCGCCATGATTCCTGGTTTGCCAAGCTCTATAAAATTTTCTACCAACCATTCTCTTTTTGGTATCTCACCTTTGAGAAACTTAATATTGAATTGTTTCAAGGGCAAACCACGATCTAAGATTTCATTTCTAACAACATCTAAACCTTGTTCTTGGTGTAAGTCGTTGAAGTCGCCAACGATGGAAGGCAATCTGACAACTGTATTGTTGATTGCTGACATAATTTCCTCTGCTTTCTTTTGTCCAACTTGATTACTGTCGTTATCAAAGCAAATAATAAATCTAGCTTTAGTTAGCTTTCTTAAATTACTTAGAGCAGTAAGACCAAAGTTCGCTGAAAATACGCAAACGACTGGTAAATTCGTTGCCATATGACAAGAAATCCCAGTTGCTATTCCTTCCACGATTAAAATTTGATCTAAGTCTTGCCACTCTGACCAACTGAAACCAACAATATGCACACTACCTTTGACTTCACTTGCGCTGACAAATCTTTTTTCGCCCTTCTTATCTATGTATTGCAGCGACCTAATCTCAGGCTTGACATTGGTTGTAGAATATAAGGGAACAACAAGGGAATCTCTTATTGTTTTTAACCCATAATTTTTAATTTTTTTCTTCGTGAGGTAATCGTGATTCACACAATCTATGGAGCTTTTAAATCTTTCTTGGCAGTCTTTAGCTACTTCATCGTGCCTTTTAGCTCTTTCTTTCTTACTCCGCTCTATGTTGTGAGCAATATTGGCTTTTAATTCGTTTTGCTCTCGTAAAGAAAGTTTATTGACATCGGTATTTGACCATTTCTTTTGCTCGCCTGTACGCCAGTTGCCATAAGTAATATTGATGTAATTGTTATTCTCGTTATAGACATACCAACCAGACTTTTCATTACTCTTATCAGGTCTTGTAGTCGCACTTGCTTTGACCATACATCTGATAACTTCTCCAGATGTATCTATAAAACTAACTGCTAAACCATCGTCATTCATTTGCTTGATGGCATCAGAAATATCCTTGCCACTTCCAAAATGTAATTCTTTGTCTAATACTAAACCATTCTCATAAAATTTAGTCAGATCCATTATCGTTACCTAACTCGGATTCAAAATCCAAGTAATTTAAAATTATTGTATTGAAAAAAGAATCTCTTTGTTCGTTAGACCATTTGTGTAACTCAAAGCTACCAGTCTGTTTTGCAATCTCTAAGTATTTATTCTTGCTTTCTTTCCTTGCGTATGCAATTCCATCTTTGTTTGTATAAGATTTTCTAGCAAGTTTTTCTCCTTTTTCAATTCTCTCCTTTATTCTCTCTAAATGCTCCATTGAGCAACTACCATAATAAACATCATTATGTTTGTAAAGAAACCCTCGTGCAGGTCTGTTACAGACCTTGCACAAGCTAGTTTTTTTCATCTAAAAAGGGATTTCTTCGCTGTCTAAAGGATCAACCTCTACTGGCTTTGGTTCAGCTATATCTTCTTTTGGAAGAATAGATTCGCCTTGCTCTGCGACTGAAAAGCCCTTGCCGAAATCACGCTTTAATTCGCTATAGCCTTTATCATTGGTTTCTACCATGCCATAAAATCTAATACCTTTAAGTTCTTCGGTATTTTTCAAAGACTTCAACTGGCAAGCTGATGCCAAAGCTGCTAAATCAACTTTTGAATATTGAACAGAGTCAGGAGAGTTTGGATTAGCCATAGTAAATAAAGAACTTACCAACTGACCTTCGTGTTTAGGCCCTTGAATTTGAAAAAACATTTTCAATCCAACCCAACCTCTATCGTTTCTCATTTCTTCCTCTGAAACATAATGCATCAAGTATTTTCCTGGCGCAATCGCTTTATCTTCTTGACTTATTTCTAAGCCACCATACTCATCAAGATTCATTTTTTACCTCTTTATTATTTTTAGTTAAACAAACTGTGCATAAGAACAAACCATTAGCTTTATAAATAGCTTCTGACTCACACTCATCACAATAAATTATTTCTTCTTCCATTATTTCAACATCTCCGCACGAACAGTTTCCCAATCAAAAGGTAATGATTCAGGAAGCGCATATCTGTTTTTAGCCAAGTAAGCTGGCTTTTCTACTGTATATACTACTCTATCGCCTGCGACAGCTTTTGTCGTCATGTTGCCACCCTTACCTTTGACTTGGACTGTACCAAGTTTAAAGTTTGCAAAGAAACAGCAATCGCTGTGTTCAAGAATTAAGTCTGCTGCTTTTCTGTGTAGCTTTAA